GAAAGTTTCCGTATCGAGGGCTATCATTCCTCTAACTCTGGGGGGGCCAAGAGGCTTTCGGCGGATCGAATGCCCTCTTCGAGTGTCGGGAACGTTTCCGCCTCCAGCCTCCAAGCATCCGCTTCCAGATCGAAAGTAAGCGTAGCCTCACGGCCATCCTTTTCAAGAATGACAGTTTCCCTGTGGCATTTGTATATAGTTTCATTTTGCATTTATTTTTAATTCCTTTCTCGCCCAAGGGGGCTGAAGTCCTCGCCGGACAAAGAACTGCTCGGCGCACCAGTTAAATTTTATCTTGTCCGAGGCCGACATTCGCGGGCCGGGAGTCCATTCGATGCTGGAAGGATGGCCCGGCTTGTGCGAGGCGATGGCTCCCTTGGCCTCGGTTTTCAGGCTGAATACTTTCTTCTTCACTTCGACAGAGCATCCATCAGTTTCCCTGCTATGTAGGCCGCCACGTTGGCCGTCACGCCGTTGCCCGCCTGCTTGTACTTCGGCCCTTCGGCCTGCTTTACCACCTTGCCCGCGGCCTTCCAGCGATTGCCGTCCGGCTCCAGCTCCATCTTGAAGTCGCAATGAGTATCCGGCCAGCCCTGAAGCCTCATGCATTCTACGCTGGAGAGCCGGCGAACCGTTAGAGTCGCGTCATATACTGCTTTGATTTGTTGAGTCACTTCACTCGACTGTGGGGATCGGGATGGGTTGTTCGACGCGCTTAACGCAGGGGCCACATGATGTACCAGATTCCCTTCCTTTCCTCCTGCGTTACAAGATAAAGTAGACGCCTGTTGCTGTTCACGTATTCGGCTATCTTGATTATGCCACTCATAAGTCGCTACGCCAACGCCCTCGCCGCCCTGCTGGCTACGAAGCGTAACGCTCACGTCCTCGGAGGCTTTGGGCGTTACGTCGCCGTTCCATGAGACTACGGCAGGCTCACGTTGACCGCCAGACATGCAGTTCAGAGTCGGGCAAACCACTTTATGGATGTCGCCAGCGATGCGTGGTTCACCGTCGGCACTGCGAGGCTCAAAAGCTATTCCTTGTTGCTTAGGGACTAACAACTTCGGCCCGCTCTGGTCTGCTCCTCCCGTTTTCGTCGTAACAGTTACAGTTGTCTCGCCGGTAATTTCTCCGTTGTAGACGTCTACCGCCAGCGTCTCGCTTCCGCCGCCTAAGTCTCCTTCTTGGCTTCGGAGCGTTCCGACTCCTTCCTCGTACTTTCCGAAGCCTGCTCCCGTAGCGCTCGATCCAGCATTTCCGGGAGAACCTTCGACCGAGCCTTCGCTCTTCTTAGGATTCCGAGGCAGGCTTTTTTGCTGAGGAACAAGCGCTTCAGGTGCGGCCCACTTTCTAGCACCTCCGATAGCAACGGCAAAGACTCTTCGCCTGCGTTGGGCCACTCCGAAGTATTGGGAGTCGAGTACCCGGAAAGAGACGGCTCGTCTCGGGCCAACAACCACACCTGCGTTTGTCCAGCGCTGCTCTCCGACTGGAACGAGGGGGGCATCACTTCCAGCCATTCCTGCCAAGATACATCCAAATGCGTTGTCGTCGGTGTTGATTGCTCCGCAGACGTTTTCCCAGATGATGATAGCCGGTTCTTTTCCAGCATTAAGTCGAAGATCGTCGATTGCATTACATAAGTTATTAAAGGTTAAGGCGAGATTGCCCCGGTCGTCCGAAAGAGAGCCGCGCAGGCCGGCAACTGAGAAGGCTTGGCAGGGAGTTCCGCCACATATGACTAGATCGTCCGCATCCCAAGGCAGGTCCGTAGCCCGTACCTCGGTCAGATCGCAGAACATTTCGACTTCCGGATTATTGTATTTGTAAACGCCGGCGGCGGCCTTGTCCCATTCGACTGCGGCCAGTACCTGCCCGTACTGCTCGAAGCCCAGTCCAAAGCCGCCTACTCCGGCGCAAATTTCTATTACGTTAAACTTCATCCAACTCCTCGAACTTCTCCTTGCAAAGCAGACGCAAGTACTGGCTGACCGAATAGCCATCCCCGGAGTTCGCCGCCAGAATGCGGAGCTTCCGCTTGAACTCCGGCGTTACCCAGAGCGTGATCGTAGCCTTGGAGTCCACCTTCTCCCCGTCGAAGCCAATGGCCTCGAAGTTCTTTGATCGGATTCGCTTCACTGTCCCGGCCTCGGATCGTACTTCTTCAAGCTCCGCCAGATTTCGCAGGCGGCCACAAAGGCTTTCCACGCCTCGGCCAGCTCTTCCGGCGAATAGCTAATTACCTCAAAGCGTCCCGGCTCGGTCGAGCTGATGTAGCAGTTAGCTCCATATACCCTACCCTCAAGAATTTCCTTCTCGCCGAAGTAAGTCCCGCCGTAGGCCGCTATCTGGTGGACCTGAAAGTCATACGAAGTTACTTTGACCTTCGGCTTGGTCTTGCGGGTTTTCCAGTCGATTATGAACTGCTGACCATCCGGGCCTTTACCAACGATGTCGCACATTCCGGCGAACCCGTGTAGAGGATTTACGAGAATCTTCTCCCGCTCGATGAACTCCAACTGGTTTTTCTGCTTCCAATCGAATGCCGGCTGAACGTACTCCAGCAGGTGATCGGGGATAGGCTTGCCATCGAAATAATGCTCTATCGCATCATGTACCTCGCTCCCAAAGTCTGCCGCCGTATCTCTCGGCTTCTGGTGCGCTACGAGGCATCGATCCGTAAAGTCTTCAAGACTCTCGCCGTCAATCGGCTCAAGCTCGAAGGCTATGCGGCAAAGCTCGTTCTGCTTCCAGCGGTCCAGCCCCGGCTTTGCGAAGATGCCGGTTATTCCGGTAACGCTTGGAAACAGATTTAGCTTTCTGGCATCGCGCAAAGTAGTATTACGCTCCAGTCCGTTCTTACCGACCTGCGAATGGCAGGCTTTGCCGGCGAGGTCGTAGAAATGACTCCCGCCGACTTTCGGCTTTTCCTTTAATACCGCCATGGTCGGAGTGCCTCCCTGACTGCTCGCCTTACGACGAGCAGTCGATGAATGGTTGTTCGGATGAATCTACGCATGAGTTTTGCCTTTCAGGTTCGCGACGTTCAGCCGGGTGAGGGCTTTCTCGCGATCCGCAAGAAACTCCTCCTCCTCGGCCTTGGCGTCCGCCTTGCGCTTCTCCCGGCTTTTCGAGCCGAACGCGCCTCGCGTGGGTTTAGGTCTAGGATTCTTTCTAGGCATCAGAACGGAGGCTGCTGGACTTGAGTGAAGCCCGGAGCCGTTTGCTGGGTCTGAACTTGCGGCTGAACCTGCTGAACTTGCGGCTGAACCTGCTGAACCTGTGGTTGAACCTGCTGAACCTGCTGAACAGGGGCAGGCTGGGCGGCAGGGACTTCCGCCGACGATGCCGGAATCTGGAAGCTCGCTAACTGCGGGACTTGCCCGGCAAGCTGGTCCATGACGGGAGAGACGCTCGCGATGTCGGCATAGGTTCTACCCTTCTGACTAACCTTATGGACGATGGTGATCATCGCTCCACTGCCTTTTAAGGAACAATAGTCCCATGTTCCATCCATTACTGGAGGTCCGGCAAGCCAACCCGTCAGGAAAGCCATTAGCCTACCTTTTTCGTGAGCAGTTATTTTCATCTCGCCGCTCTGGATCATTGTCCCGTCCGGCAGACCGAACAGGAAGCGAGTGAGGTCAACCGTTTCGATGACCTCCGGGTTTTCGTAGGTCGGACGCTGATGGTTTAGCGTGTCCTTGACATCGAGGCAAAGCACAACATGTTGCCCCTGCGGGGCGAGTCCTTCAACCGGCCAGCCCGTGATCGGGCCTTCCGCTGAAGAGGATACTGGTGATAATATAGCCATATTTATTTATTCAGTTTAGTTTTAGTATTAGTTAATGAGAAAGATGATGGTTCAGGATGAGCAGAGCATCGCAGGTCTTCAGCGTGATGCCTTTGAGCTTCGGAAAGAGCCTGACCGCATGATCGCGAAGTTTCTTTTTGCGAGGATTGCCGGAAAGCCCCTGCAAGCCCGGCAATCCTTTCTGCCACTCCTGCGGACGGTAAAGGTGAAGCGGGATTCGCATTGCCCGAATACTCCCGCATATGAAGCCGTAGTTGTAGCCCAGCACAAAGCTTGTGCTGCTGGGAACGGCCTTGCCGGCATACGAGGGTACTAGCTCGACGGCAGCCTCAATCCCTTTCGAGTCCTCGTAGTTTACCAGTTCGTCGAGGTAAGCGAGCCACTCGTCTTCTTCAGACCAAGGGTAAAGCTCTACCTTGTCGAGCGAGCCGAATGCCACGGCGTATCCGCCGTACTTGCCGGGATCGGATGCGAGCGTTATCCTCACGCCGCCTCCTCGACGAGGGCGGCAATCTTTTTCTCGACGTCAGCCCGGACGTAATTTCGCCCGAGCTTTGCGAACTTGAATCTGGCGGCCCAACGTGATAACGTTCTGGGTCCGCATTGGAGGAGAGCCATTGTCTCGGCTCTGGTTATTAGTAGGGGCTTCTGCTGGGTCTGGGTTGTCTCTGTCATTCGGATGGTTTTTCCGAAGACAGACCGGATAAAAGTTATTCACACATTTTGCGCGATTTCTGCAAATAATGCATATTGTGCGAATCATATGTCCAGCCTGTCTCCATATAGGTTGATTTGGCTTACGATTTCTGAGACTGGACTAAATTTGTTTATGTTCAAACTTTTTTGCACTTTACTCTTAATCTAGAAGATGAACTTATTTGTGTTTTTTATTTGAACTAATCGCTCAAAATTATTTTGTTTATTTTGTTTATTTTTTTTTCTTTTTTTTCTTTTTTTGCATCGCCCTTAACTTTTTGTAATAAATCGAGTTTCCGCGCCTTTTCGCCTTTCCTCGCCCAGCCGCCCCGCCCAAAGCCCCTAGCCGAGAGGCTGCCTGCTTAATTAGATCGACCTTCCAGATGACTTTATATTCGAGTAACTTGCCGCTGGCGGTATAGGTTTTCCCGTACCACGTGCTAGAGTCGAGTCGCTCGGCCTCATCGAATCGCATCAGAGCCGATTCCTTCCAGTGACGCTTTACCGCCTCCGAAAATTTCACTCTGAGAAGTAACTCATGCTTCGCAAAAGCTGTCCTCATTTCTCCGTTGAATGAAATGATCACTTTCCAAGCATTGGCGTTTTCTCTTTTTTTAGTAGTCATATATATCGTTTATCGCTTGCGTCAGAACTTAGCCAAAAAATGCCACTAAACAAGCCTAAAATGCCGTTATTTGCCATTACAGGACAAAACCGACGCAAGCGAAATAGCTTTCCGGGCATAACTCCGCGCCGAATTTAGAGCTTAATTATTGGCCGAGGTAATTCGCTCGGCGGAATTGGGCAATTGGCTTTACCCTGCAAACATTATCTGAATAATGCCGAGGATGGTTTTTGATCCTGAGAGCTGGGAATCGAACTTCCCGAAGTTTCTTATCGGGGATTCTCCCGGCAGGACTTTCGTAGTCCACCTGCATCGCCCTCGCTTCGTGGCCGAGGTATTCGAGGAATGGGATGGCGAGAGTATAGAGCCTAAATGGCTGGACCAGCCCCCCGTCGATGCCGTTAAGCTGGCCGCACTAATGCGTGAGGCGGGCGACTTCTATATAGAAGAGATTGAGCGGGAGCCGGATTCTATTTAAGTCCCTCTAAATACTCTTTTTGCTCCGCCCACATATCCCAAGCCAGCCCCTGCATGTCTTCCTCTATTTTCGGGAAGGCTTCCATAAAGTCTTTTGCCCTGTAGTCATACTCATAGTATCTCGGGGCGTTCGCGGAAACTTGATCGTGATCGGATATTCTTACTTGCTCGTAAAACGACGTGCCGTTTTCCAGTTCAATTTTTAAAAGAGGATAAATGGATTTACTGATGTTGGAAGGCTCTTCCCATTTCGTCTTAATGCCGTCTTTTTTGATATTGGCGGCCTTGTCCGATTTTTCCCCTCGGTATACTAAGCCGTCATAATCAGTCCCATATTGCCGAGTTGCGTCTGACCTCCATGAAAGTAAATTGTCGGCTGACTTCCCGTACTTTGCTAGAAATTCCTTACTTTCTTGGGCCGCGTTTTTTGCGACGTTTCTTTCTCGCTGAATTTCTGCCGTCAATCTTTTTTGGATGTCGGTCCAAGCCTTTAAGGATTTCGGCGCTTTCGTCTCAAAGTCTCCATCCGCGACGTAATGGAGAAGTCGCCCCGCCCCGTAATCATTATGCTTCTTGATAGCCTCGGCGGCTACTTCATCCGGCAAGGAATAGCCATGCATGTAATGCTCTTCAGCTGCCTTTCCCCTGCCTACAACAGCAGTATTGGTAGGACCGTACCTACTGTCTTTTTTCAGTCGAATGCCTCCGATGTTTTCCACCGGGCCGTAAAGTTTGGCGGCCGGCATAAACCGCAAATCGCCCGTGTCGCCATACCCGGAAAAACGTTTGCTCGGCATGTCCGCTCCGAAAGTGCCGGCGACTGTTCCGAAAGGTCGGTTTTTCGTAAAGAATGCGTACTCGCCGGCTTGATCTACGATTAGCTTTACTCTCCTCGGGTCGAATATCGTGATTTCGCCCTTCCCGGTTTTCAGCCCCTGCCAGCCGAGGGCTTCGAGCCGCCCGGCAAACGTCGGGACTTCGTCCATGAGTTGGAGTCGAAAGTTCTCCATGTCCGCCCTTGCCCCGGCTTCCACGGCCCGGACGTCGGCAGGCAATTCCGCCGAGACTGCCTCGGGCCGCTCGGCAATCATGTCGCCGAGTACAGTCTCTAGGGCTTCGTGCATCGCCACGGGGTCGGCGAACGAGGAAAGCTCCGCCCGCAATCGTCGGGCTGCGGCGAGGTCGGCCTCAAAGCCGACCTGCCCTTCCATCCACATGGCCAACGAGTCGAGGTAGTTGGAAATTCCATCCCGGTAGGCTGAGACGTGGCCGGGGTTGTCAGGGTCGAAAACATGGGCGGCGTTCGTGGCGACTTCGAGAGGCTTTTTTTCGCCTTGGGCCGCCTTCGCGGCGTCCCGATTCTCTAGTAGCTTCACGGGTATTTCCGGAACGTACTCCCCCCGCCTCGTCACTTTCCCCCGTTGCCCGATTTTCGCGACGTTTCTTTCGGCCTTCCCAACGCCCAGCTTGCCGGCATAAAAGAGTTTAATCGGCTCGACGATTCCATCCTCTCGGACTCGGGCGAAAGCCGGCTCGCCGGACTCCGCCATCCACTGCTGAAAAAGCGGCGATGCGAAGCCCTTGTCCATCCAGTCGGCTCGGGCTTTTTTCAGAAATTCCTTATCCGAACCGACTGACTTCGAGAAGTCTTTTCCAAACTTCGAGGCCCGTCTTTGTTCGGGCGAATTCGCAGGCATAAAGAGTTTGTTTTTAACGCCTATTTCTCGCTCGGAAATTTCTCGTTTCTTGGCAATCGCTGCCTTATATTTGGCACTTTCATTAGGCCCGATTTCAGTTTTTTCGAGCAATGCAATTTCCTCCGGCGTCAAAGCCAAGGTGATATCACCTTCAGACCGCTTGCCCTCTGGCCTCTTTGGGTCGAGCAGGGCCGAGTTCAAGAGTTCGTTTAGGGCATCGTTTCGGCTAATTCCACGCTCGGCGGCGAGACTATCGACTGCATCGCTTATTTCTTGCTTCGTCCGCAATAGGATTTTCTTTTGCTGGCCTTTGCTTTCGGCGGGCATGAAAAGAATGTTTCCTTCTGCCGGAGAGAACGTCCCTCGGTTGTCGGCGGACTTGACGTTTTTAGCAGCGTCAAAAATCACTAGTTCGCCATTATGTCCGATTTGAGCGGCGTCGAATCCGAGAGCTTTTATGTCCGAAACAAAATCGTTTAGATGGGCGGCGCTTCCACGCTCATCGCGGACTATTTCTTTCCAATTTTCGGCGTCCCACTTGAAATTGTTTTTTTCGGCCTCTGCCGAAATGCGTTTGGCGAGGTCGTTCAAGTGAGCATTATCGCGCCAATCCCAGATTTTATTGGCCCTAGCGTAAAGCTGGGTCATAGGTCCACGGTCTGCATGGCCAGTCGGCACTCTCCCGACAAGCCCCGGAGGGTCTGGCCGGGATAGCCATATCGATCCTGTCGGGGTCATGCTCTCCGGGCCGCCCTGCCCAAGCGATCCATGATGAATCCAAGGGAGCGGGGTTTTGCCCGTGCGTTGATATTCCAGCGTTTTCGACCTGCCGAACCATCGCCGAAAGAACGGCGAGTCCGTTCCTTTCTCCCGCCAGAGTTCGGCGGACCATTTTTCTTTACCCTTCGGTGCGCCTGCCTCGGAGGCCGGCATAAACAGCTTGTCCCGCCCATACGCATCCTTCGAGCGAACGTTGCCCGAGCTGGAAAAGCCGCTCTGAGCTTCGTCCGCCAGCCTCTTGGCCTCGGCCATCTCCGCCTTGGTCTTGTCCACGTTGACCATTCGCCCGAAGCCTTCGCCGGGTTTGTCGCCCGGCAGTTCGTCGAATGGCAGCGGAATTGTGTCGTCGGGTTGGTTGGGTTTTCGGCGGGGCATCCGCATGGGCTGCAAGTTTCGCTCGATGCGGCTCGCAGACGCATAATAGCCGTCCTCGCCTCGAACGGCGTTGCCGATCCTGTCCAACCTGCGGGAGCGATAGCTTTGCTGGCGATTGCTCCTTCGATCCCCTAGCCCCTCCAGAATCGGATTCCTTTTTACCTGTTCGGCATTTATTTTCCCGATGGCGGCGTTAAGCAGGTCGCGCTGACCTTCGCTTATTCCGCTGGCCGGCTTGCCATTTTCAAACGCCGGGTCGGTCTTGCCCTTTCGATGGTTTTCTAAATACTGCGGGAGTCGGCTCAAGGCATTGCGGACGATCTCATTGGCGTTATTGCCGCCGAACTCATCGAACATTTTCTGGCGATAGCCCTTGCTCTTGGCGAACCATTCGAGATTCTTCTGGATGGCGTCCAGCGAGATAGTCGAAATAATGACGTTGCCGTCCTTGGTAATTTCTATGCCGAACGGCAAGGATGGCCTATCCCCGCCTTTGATCTGGCCGTAAACCTTGCGGCCCGCCTTGTTGTACTTTAGGGCCGAGTAATAAAATAAATTCCAAACGTCGCCCGTATCGTTTCGCAGAGTGGCGTTGATTCTAGCCAATGCGTCGAGCTGGTGCTGGTTGTACCGATTTTGCTTTCGCAGTTCGGCGATTATGGAAGGGTCTAAGAATCTGCCCGTGGCTCTGGGCTTGCCGTCTGCCGTTTCCACCATTGCGACGTGTCCCTCGCCGAAAGTCTCGCCGGCGTCTTCCTTCTTCTGGATGATGTCCAGAATGTCGTTGGACAGTTGCTTGTTGTTTTTGTTTACCTCGCGAGTCGGGAGAAAAACCGGTCTGCCGGAAGCATCCACCTCGATGCTGCCGTCATCCGCGATTTTGACGTGTCCGCCGGCTTTCAGGCGTTCGACGATTGCGGGGTTTTCCAAATCCTTCGCCGTAAGCGATACGCTGGCGACTTCGTCCTTGAAGGCCGGGTCCACTAGATTGCCTCGACCTCTACCCTGTCTCCGGGCTTCCGCGCCGTAGCCCCGGACGTCGGCGTTGTATTTCTCTATCATGCGGACCAAGGCCGGAACTTCCTTCAGCCCCGGCATGAGTCCCTTTCCGCCGTAAGTCGGATCGGCTACTAGCTTCGTTCCTTCGTTGGTCGGAATGCCTATGCGATGGAGAAATTTCCGCATCCCGTTCGAGCCGAATATCGGGTCGAGAATAGCTCCCATCATTTTGCTTCCCGCTCCCTGCCAGTTTTTCTTGACGAACTCCCCGCCGAAGTACCATGCCGCCCCGTGCGATGCGAAAACCTCGCGAGCTATTAGGGCGTCATTGTTGGCGTAGCGATTATAAGCCTCTGTGCCGGGTTCGAGCCTGTCCAGATATTGTTTACGGCGAATGGCGAACTCGTCGTTCGTGGCGTAGACGTTGTTCCCGGCTTCGTCCTTTATGACAATGGGCTTCCCGTCTTTTCCATATTCCGTATATACTCCCGGCTTTTTCTTTTCCACCGACCCGAGCAATTCCTCGATGACGTAGGGCATGAATCCGAAAGTATCTATATGGTGGGCTATCTCATGGCCCAGCACGGCGGAAAGTTGTTCGGCGGCGGTCGAGCCGTCATAGAGCGTTATGACCGATTCGCCGTTCTCTTGGGCGTAGTAACTGCTCTTTTTCCCTTTCTTGAAATTTACGATGACGTCGGGATTTTGCACGGCGGTTGTCGCCAGAGCCTGCTGAACCGGCTTCGTGTAGCTTTGAAATTCCACTAAATCTACCGGCGAGAGCGTTTCTTTGTAGACGGCCCTGTCGCCGAGCATCTTTGCATGGACGTCGGCCATCGATCCGAAACGCATTAAAGTGCCTGCCGTCATCCCTGCGGCGATGAAAGGCCAGCTCGCTCCTATTGCCCCGCCAGCCCCCTCTTCGCCGCCTAGAGCGTATCCGAAAGCTCCGGGGATAGCTGCCGCCCCAGCGGCGGTCTTGGCGGTATTGACGGCCCCGGTAAGAGTGTTGCCGAGGCCGGTTCGAGATAGAAAAGTGGACGGGGCTTTTAATGCGACTGACGGCCCGAACTGCCGAGTGGGCGAAAAGATTTTCTGGGCTAATCCGCCGACCGTTTCCTGCAAAGTCATGGCCGCCGTGCGGTCGAGAGAAGCCTCGACGAAGGACGCTTCCGGAGGCTCCAATTGGGCTATCCGCTGAAAGAGCGGGCTGGAGGCTTGGGCAAACTGCAACTGCTTTCCGAGAATGCCCACGTCATGCCCGAGTCGCGTTATCATGGCCGGCCCGCCGGGCGTAAGTAGAAGGGCAGTCGCCAGTTCCAAGAGATTCGGGTCCAAGTCTTGAAATCCTCCGGTCAACGTTCCTGCCGCTACCGCGACTTGGACAGTCCGAGCGATGGCTCGGGCAGACGCTTCGTCCATGCCTCCCGAACGCATGAAGAGAGTCGTCAAAGTTTCCTCCGGCAAACGCCTAATAAGTTCCCCTGCCCTGCCGACTTGTTCGACTGTGTAGCCAGTACCCTGCAAGGCTTTCCCTACCGCCCGGTTGATCAGCGGGGCTTTCGGGTCCGGGGCTTTTTCAATTGCTTGAAGCAGTCGAGCGGCTTGGGAAGATTCGCCTTGGCCTGCCGAGGCTAATTTCGCCGACAAACTCTGAGCTATCCCCTCGGACTTCGCTACGAGCTTGTTGAGATGCTCCTGCGAGCCGGCTACTTTGGCTAGTTTTTGTTCGGCGGATGCTAGTAGTTTAGCATTTAGTTCGGACAAGGCCACGTCTGCCCTAGTGCCTGCCACGCTTACTTCCCCGGCGGATTTCAATTGAGCTATAGTCGCCTTGAAGGCCGACTCTTCCGAAGCCGCTTGAGCCGCTTTTAAGATAGCCCCTCGGGAGATTGATCGTAGTCCTAAATTGACTCCTGCCGCCGCTCCCATAGACGCCCACATGTCGGGCATCATCGCGAAAGATGCAGCCATAGCTACGTCGCGGTCCGGCTGGACCACTCCCGCCTGCACGTCGGCCAAAGCCTTTTCATTGACATTGAAATTCGGGTCGAGGCCCGTATACACTTTGACCAGCGTGGCCAGCGCCCCGCCTTGAGCGAGGCCCAGTTCCGCCCCTCTCTCGATCTTGTCGGCAATGTCGAACTGCTCGGCCAAGTGTTCGATTTCCGCCAGCTTGAACTCTTTCGAGTCGGAATGCCGGTATCCGATTTCCGACTTCTTAAAAACTTCTTTACCCTTAGCGCCTATCATTGCCGCCATGCCAGTCGCCTCGACTCCGGCTTGGGCCAGCGTGGCCTCTGTCGTATACTCGTCGAGGTCGAGGACTCTGTCCATGACCCGTCTCCGCATGTTCGCGTCATCCGGAAGCCCGGCGAACTTCAAAGCCCGCCCAAGCTCCTTCTTCATGCCGGCCCCGGTATCAGTCTCCCCGAACATGTCGGTCCAGAATTTGTGCGGCTCGAATACTTGCCCCGGCACTGTTTGAGCGTAGCCGGAGAATTGGAGGGCGGCTTTCTGAACCGGCTCGTCCCATTTTGCGCCGTATTGGGTAGGGTCGGCGGAATCGTACTCCGACCGAACTTTCTCTAGACTTTTCGACAGGACGTTCCCCACCGGGATTTTTCCCAATCCCCGCCCTACCGATGCTCCCATGTGGGTCATGGCCTCGGTAAAGCTCCCCTCGGACTCGAAGAAGCCGTTGTCCAGCGCGTTGATGGCCAGCTTCTGCCGGCGTTCGTCGTATGGAGCCGACTTGTAGACGTGGAGCAAGTCCTGCGGGCTTACGATTTGCTGGCCGTCCGGGCCGACTTCCTTCAGGATGTCGAAGTAGTCTCGGGAATTTAGTTCGCCATCAGACCGAACTTTGAAATCCACTCCGAGGAGGTCGGATTTTATTCGAGTTACCGGCATGACTTACTCCGCCGGGTCGAATATTATTTCCACCTCTTTGCCGGTCGAAAGCTGCCTTGTGTTGGCGGGGTTGGCCGTACCTCCCGCAGTCACGCCGTAGGCCGCATATTTTCCTTTTACTTTTTTAATCAAATCAGCCTTTACCTGCTCTAATAGTTTTGACCCTTCTTCGCCGAACTGAGCGGAAAATAAGTCAAATCCAGCGGTCGGGTCTGGCACTTGAGCGGCCAATCTGTCAAACTCCGGCCCTGTTACAGTGCCGGGGCCGAGAATCTCTTCGCGAATCAGCCCTCGAACGCGATTTGCCAACTGGGCCGCCTTTTCTTTGTCGTCATCCGAAAGCACTCGCGAGTTTTCTCTTTTGTACCCGAGTGCAATTAATTGATCCAGATCGCGTAGAATTGAGTTTAGGTTGTTCAACCCCTCTTTCGCCTTTATCGCTTCTGCTTTGTCGCCGATTTTTCCTTGTAAAATTGAAGCGTTCTCCCCCGTTCCTATCGTAAGGCCGTCGAAAGACATAATACTTTGCTCTTGCGTGAATCCAGTTTGCTCCCGACCCTCTGCATTTACTTTTATCTGATTAGCCAAAGCGGCATTTCCTTGTTCTGCCGCGAGTTTCGCGAGCATTAACTCCTCGGTCTTAGCCTGATTCATCGCTTCCATTTTGCTTCTCGGATCGAGGTTCGGATCGCTGGCAATTCGCCGGAATCTTTCGGATGGACCTAACTCCATTGGGGCGGGTTGAGGCGTCTCGACGTTGATGCGATATTGCGGAAGGATATTCTTTTCAGCGTCAATCGGAGGCTGAACGATTGGGTCGGGCCTCGAAGTCATAAAGCGGGCGAGAATGTCTGCCCGCTGCCTTTTTTTCTTCTCCCTTTCCCTGTCCTCGCGAGCGAATCCCGCCTGCTCGCGGGCAAAGCCCGCTCTCTCACCAGCAAGCTCCATAGCCTGCCTCGACTGCTGCATCTGAAGCTTGCGAAGTTTTGCCTGCTCCTCTCGCGTCTTGTCCGCCCGCTCCAGCTCCATTCGCTGAACGAAGCCCTGAAGCTCGCCGTAGCTACTGCTCTCTACCTGCGCGGCGGAGGCTCCGTAGCCCTTGGCCAGTTGCTTCAGGCTTTTGATCTGCTCCATTCTTGCCTTCTCGACCTTGTTGCGGTCGAAGAACTGTTGCAGAGCCTGCTGATCGCCCTGTCGCTGGGCGATGGCTCCGGGTACTGCGGACGTGAATCTGATTGGCGCTTGCATTATTTCTTAAATTGTTGGGCGGCTTGACCGAGTGCAGTTAAAGTTTGAATCGTAGTCGGTTGTCGTTGGTAAGCCGCCAGATTAGTATCGTACTCCATTGCCGGGAAACTGCCGAAGAAGGCTCCGGTCGGGTCCATTGGCTCGATGTTGCCTATGCCCATCTTGCCGACGTTCGAGAGGCTTAGTGGGTCGGCGCTTCCAGATGCCGCGATGCTGGCGTAGCTGGGAGCGTAGGACATCCGCAGGGCATCGTCTCGGGCGATGCGGTCGGAGGCGGCGTCCCGCCGGCCTCGAATGGCAGATTCCGCTCCGAGAGCCGCCTTGGTCATTCCCAGCGAAGTTCCTACGGCATTCGGATGCATACTCGAGAACAGGTCGGCTCGCAGATCGTCATAAAACCCCTGCGAGTAATCTCCAGCCAGCTCCTGCTCCATGTACTGGCGGTTTTGCATCGAAAGAGGATCGGAGGTAAGGCCCGATGCATAGCTCTGAGCCGCCTGCATCTCGGGCGATTGGAACTGCGATGCATCGTATTCATTATAAAAGTTTGCGGCCTCGTCGATTCGCCTGCCTCGCTCCTTCGACTCCACGTTCAGAGGGTCGAGCATGTCGGCGAGCTTTCGGGCGGTCGGGCTGGTAGGGTCCGCCATTACGGACTGTACCCATGTGTTGAAATCCGGACTGCCTGCGGCATTCCATTCGGCGGCTAGGTCGGCGTCCTGTAGAGCGTCAGTCGCTAGGCCGGGGCCGTAATTGGCGAGTTGCTGGTTTATTCCGAACTCTCGGTCGGCGGTAACGCTGGAAAGCTCTCGGGCCGTCTCGCCGGCGGATGGCGGGGTTGGAGGGTCTTCCTTATTCCACCACTCGTAAAGTAAAGCACCGCCGATTGCCAAATTTCCTATTTTTCCAGTTTTGTCTAAAGCGTTGTCCCAATCGAAGCCAGAATTATCTGCGGCAGCTTTAGCTTTTAAATCTTCCGCTATTTTTATGTTTTTCGCGTCAAGCGCGTCCCGGTCTTCCTGCAAACTTTTGATATGTTCGCCAATAACTTTTCTTTGCTCCGGAGTCTTTACGTAATCCCCAGTAGCATCCGTTTTAAATTGGGATGCTTTTAAAGTAGAAATTTCAGTATTATACCCCTCAACAGTCGTGTTATTAGTGCTGATTTCGCTGGCTGCTGCATCTACAGTTGCGGCGCTTTCTGCACGGCTAGCCGCTGCTGCTTCCTCCGCCTCCTTTGCGTCTAGCATGGTCAAGTTCGCCTTTGCCCGAGCCGTTGTGTCGGCTATGAGTTGCTGCCTTTTCCGCAAAAGTGCGTCAAATCCAGCGTTATGTTTCGCCGAAGACTCTGCGTTCGGGTCAGTACCGGGAAGGCCGGTGTTTGGTGCTGGTTGTGACGACATAATTTTATCCTCTGTAGCTTGCGGCATTTCTGCCCGTGGTAAGTTCCCGTAAATTGTGTTTCGGCTTCGTCCGAGCGTCTAGGTCCATGTACTGCGAAGCCGTTCGGAGCGGGGCTTTGAAGCCGAGAAGGTCGGCGGCTTGGGCTTTGGAATAGCCGGGCCTCGAGGCAGTCCCGTCGAGCGCTTGCCATGCCGGGCTGGCAAAAGGCTCGTATTTCGTCATGTCTCTCTGAGGTCGGATTCGACGAGGAGTCATTATTCTAGGGCCGATAAAGTCTTCGGGTCGTACCCGTTTCATGGGGTCAAGCTCGTCGGACCTTACGGTCGGAGCCATTTCGACTGGCGTAGGGGCTTTCGGGGCTTGGTACGGGTCTGCGGCGGGAGCCTCGAACGGAATTGGCTCTAAAACCGGGAGGGCAGGTTCGTAAAAATCGGGAACGTCTAGCTTTTCGCCGGTATCCACGTCCCAAGTCCCATACTCATCTGCGTAGTGCGTTCCCATACCGAACTCGGCGTGAGCAGACACTGGTACTATGTTTTGGACCGGGTCGGCCAGCTCGCTGATTGCCACTTCCCTTTCTTTGGCCTCGGCGGCGTCCTCTTTGGCCTGCGTAGCAAGGCTATGGAGTCCCCGGTTCTCGCGGATTAGCCCTTTGTATGTGTCGCTATTTTGAAATTCCTCGTAAAGTTGTTGCCGGGTTTTCCCTTCGTCCGCAGGGAAATTGTATCGGCTGGGATAACTGCCGACTCCGACTGTGTTTACGTTCCCCGGAAGGTCCACGCCTACGACTTCCTCGTTGGACTTTGGAGGGGAGATGTAAAGCTTGCCGTCCGAGCCTTCCTGCGTGAAAAGTTGAGTTAGGGCTTTGTCTCGATCCGAAGCTTCAATCTCGTCGGCGTCTCGAAAACTTCGATAGGTTTTACCGCCAATATCAAGGATTTCATTCGCAAAATTGCCCGCATTCGTTAGAGCCGCCGAAACTTCCGAGGGTACGACCTCTTTTATTTTTTGACCGACCTTTCCGATTTTGTCGTTTACCCATCCCACGCCCGGCACATACCTCATACCTTTTTCTGCGGCCTGAACTATAGGGGCAATAGGGTCATATCCCTTTAGGACCGCCCCCGTCACGGCTGAAATCGGACCTAAAGGAGTCATTCCTTTTACAACACCAGTGGCAATTCTTTCTATTGGCGGCACTTGGCCAGAAGTTACCTCCCCCAGAGCCGTCAGCCCCTGCGAAACAGAGGCCACGTTACCGACCTTTTCCGCCGTAGCGGCGGCGTTGCTGACTCTTTTAGCGCTTTTGATTGCTGAATCAAATTCTTCAAGCGTTTCCGCATTTGCCACTGTGTGCGCCATATCTTTTATGCTTTTCTGTATGGCCATACCCATAGCAGGCTGCGCGATAGCGTTTACATCTCCGAGGATATTGCCGGTCCTGCCCTGCGAACCTCTTGAGCCTTGCGGTCCAGCAGCCCCAGCGGCCCCGGTGGAAGAAAACGTGGCTACTCCGGAATTGAAATTATAGCCAGAGCTTCCCGCCCCCGAACCGAATACGTCCTGAAGGCTCGCTAATGCTTTATGATCTTGGGCGGTTGACATCTACTTGGCTTCCAGTTTTTCGACTTTGGCGGAGAGTTCTTGGACCGCTTTTATAAGAGGCATGATAAAGGATTCAATGGCGAGCGCCTGCTGGCCGTCCGGCCTTTCCTTCCAGCCGGAGAAAGTATCTACGCCAGCATTGTCGAGGGCGGACTTGACCTCTTGAGCAATCATGCCATGCATTACCGTTTCAGTATCCACTTCGTCGCCTTTTGATTCATTCCATTCGGATGGCCATTGAGCAATTGGCCGCCAGCGATAAATGACGGGGCGAAGTTCGTTGACGAAGTCCAAGCCGAGCGGGTCAGGCCGGATGTCCTGCTTTTTCCGCTCGTCCGATGCTCTGGACCATGCGGCATCCGTTCCGAAGTCGTTGCTGACGACGTTAGACGTCCTGCCAAGTGAAAACTGATCGTTGGCGGTGGCCGCGATGCCGTCCCCGATGACGATCTGGTTCATCGCTCCGCCGGCTGAAACGTTCGCACCGTGTCCGATGCAAATAATGTTGTTGCCGGTCGTCAAGGCGTTCGCCGTATTCCCGACGCAAACATTACTATGCCCGGAACTTAAATTCGTCGCACAATCAGAGCCGAGTAACGTATTATCAGTCCCGTCCTGCAATGCCCCGCCCGCACTCTTTCCGACCGCCGTGTTTCTAGTGCCAGTGGTCGAAGCGTCCAGAGCATATGCCCCGACTGCCGTATTCCCAGAGGCAGTTGCTAGTTTTAAGGCATTATAGCCAATGGCAGTAGAGCCTTCGGTCGTTATGTTCGTCTCTAACGCCCCGGACCCGACTGCCGTATTATACGCCCCAGAGGTGTTGGCTTTCGCGGCATCCGTTCCAACTGCGGTATTGTTTGAAGCAGTGTTAACCGTCAGCGCGTCAGCTCCGACTGCCGTGTTTTTCGCCCCGGTCGAATTACTTTGAAGGGCCATCGAACCGACCGCCGTGTTTTCAGTTCCGGACGAGTTGGTCTGTCCAGCGGAAAAGCCGAGGGCAGTGTTGTGACTAGCCGTGTTGTTTTTTAATGCCCTATAGCCGACTGCGGCATTTCCATCTCCGCTTATATTAGTAGAAAGCGCTTCGCTCCCGAGCGCCGAGTTTGAAACTCCGCTCGTCGTCGCCTTCATAGAATCCCAGCCGACCGCCGTGTTTGTAGACCCAGTTGCCACTTTTAAAGCATTCGATCCGACTGCGGTATTACTATTGCCGGACGCCACTGTGTACAAAGCTTGATATCCAACTGCAACGTTGTCCGTTCCAGAGGTGAGGGCGGCCAAGGCCGATTGGCCCACGCCCGTAGCGGCGGATGTCTGGGTTAACCCAGCTCCACCAATCAAATTCGCGACTGTGGCTTTCCGAAGTAAATTAGTTCCGGATACGTCTTGAACGAGGACTAAGTCGTCCGAAGCTATCGAAGTTTCAGCGGTTTGGCTTCCAATGAATCCGCTGGACTCGTCTGGGTTCAAAGTCGCCGTGTCGATTATGTTGTTCATGTCGGTATGGTCAACCGACTGCCCGCTTGAAAAAGTTGTTCCCTTTAATAAAACTGCCATGTTATGCGTAGCTCCTTCTTTGTCTGGAGCCGGTATGGCCCTCTATTGAAATGTCCCTTAATTCCCATCGACCGGCGGCGCTTGCTCCGTTATCGATAGTTAGCTGAATGCCATTGCCCCGCTGGCGGATGCCCAATCGGCGAAAGTCTTCTTCGATTGCCGTAGTCGTAAACTCTCCCAGCTCGGTCGAGGCGGAATCCGGTTCGCGAGTATTTGCTAATATCCGAAATTTCGTACTGCTTGCGGTCTTGGTCGTACTCCCGATTGTGGCGATTTTCCAGCGCTTAACGCTCGATACGTCCCCTCCCCGGTAAAGCCTAGTAACGGCTTTTGCGTCCACCGCAACAGTAGTTGCCGAGCCTCCATTCCCATACTCGTCGTTTCCGTTGGCATTTTCCTCCAGCAGAAGGATTTTGCCCGACGAACAGATTGCCGCGACTCGGAGCTGATTATTATAAATAATGCGGATTAGGTTGTCGACGTAGACGCCGGTCGGAAGCGTGTCGACGCTCTCCCAACTGTTTAAAACGATATTGTAGATCAGTATTTTATCGTTGCCCGAAGCGGAGCTAGGGATGGCCAAAAAGTAACGATTTGAGGCCACTACCGCGCAGGCCGTAGTCCGGGCCGTAGTAAAGTCGATTGCCTCGATCTCGTCCTCGATGTCCGCCGAAATCGGGTCGTCCGTTATCTGCAAATAGGCGACTGGAGTGCCTACCCGGCTGGAGCCTCGGACGGCGGCGTTTACCGAGTAAACTCCCGAGTCGTTGAGAAAAAAGATAAGGCCGCCAACCTGCCGAACAGTCTCGCGGGCGACGATGCCGAATTGGTTTGATACTTCCGACTGGAGGTAGTCCGAGGCGAACAGGTCCGACACGCTGGTAATGACGTGCAGGCTTCGCCTTTTTCCTACCATCAAAGCATCGCCTTCGATTGAGGATAAACTGGTAATCTGGTCGGAATCTCCGGGCTTTACCGAGTCTTGATCTTGATAGCGGAATAAATTTGGATCGCCCAAAACACTAAAGCGAATCGTATCCCGCCCGGTTGGGACGCAAAGCCGGTTCGAGGCATAGACTGCATAGCTGCTCGGCGGGATAGTCGAAGTTTCGGCAGGCTTTACGAAAGTTCCCGTCTCGGCGGCTAAATTAGAACCGTCGAAAATTAAAGGGTATTTGCCGAGATTGACCGCCAAAGTAAACGGCAGGCTCGGCGAGTCGGTTCGCCAGAGAAATAAATAGTGGAATGCCTGCATTATCGAGCAGCCCGCCGCCGCTGTTTCGCCGCCTGCATATAAAATGGTTTTCTTCGAGCCGTCTGCCGGGTTAACGAAATAGGCTCGGTCGGAGCAGGCCAGAACCACGTACTCCGTACTACTCGCGGGATCGCGGTAGAATGTCGATGCGAGGACTGTCGCGGCGAGGACCGTGGCGTCTCCTGTCAGCCTTTTAAGCCCTTTGCGAACTACGGCTGAATTTGTTTCCAGTCGAAGGTTTTGAGACTCGGCCAAATAGTTTTCCGGAATACTGCCGGCATCTCGGAACGAACCGAAGCCCAAGAAGGCCCGATCCCCGTCGAGGACAGGCTGGTCGTCCAGTTTTCCATATGACCGGTAGCGGCTCACTTTTTTTTAAGGAGTTCCGCAATCTTGATGCCAAGATAAACTATCGTAAAAACGCCGGCAATGATTCCGACTATGGAGTTCCATTGGCCTAAGCCTATAGTGGCCAACGTGCCGCCGGCTCCCGTTAATGAAACTCGGTCAATCATTTCAGTAACTCAAGGATTCCGATTACGACGATTATGCTGGCGAATATGCATAACGCCTTTCCCCGATGGGATAGGCCAAGGTAGTATTTTTTAATCAGCTTCAAATTCTTCATATTTCTTTCCGGGTCTTTGTTGGAAATGGGACTCGCGTGAGCTTTTCGGCTTCTGTTTTGGAGCATTGGCGAGCTACGAAGATTGGAACGAGTAGGTACAGTCCGAGAAAACAAGCCGCTACCATAAGGATTTTCTTGATGGTCGAAGTAAACTCCTCAAATCCCGATTGCTGGGATTTTAAGCCTTTTTGGACTATAGCCGAGACGTCCCCTTCAGTGATTGCGCGAAGTGTATCCTGAGCCTCTTTGAATTCGGCATTTCCTCGAGCAACTTCCCCTGCCATCGCTCCCCCTCCGGCCGCTAATCCGACGATCAAAGGACCGCCTCCCAAGGCGGCTCCTGTTGCCCCTGCCGCAATAGCTCCGCCCGTGGGATACCACTGCTGCATGGAGCATCCGTTAAGTATAATGAGCATAGCTATCGCGAGAAGCCTCATTCGGTTGGAGGAGAGGTCCATGCACTAGTAGCGAGAATCGCTAGGATTTCGGAATGAGTGTAGGTCGTCTTCCCGTGAAGAAATCGCGGTTTAGCGCCTTCGTACTTCACGAAAGTTTGAGTACCCGCGAGGTTATAGCGAAGTGACTGCGACATTTCAAATACCTCCGAAAACACGACGTCTGACACTTCGTCTGCGTTGATAATTACATACTTTCTGCTCATACTAAGGTGTTGAAGTTGAGTACAGCGTACCGCCTGTTCCTGTTGCGTTGTTTTTGTCTCCCAAAGGTCGTTGATCCACTACCGTTCCTGTCGCGTCTCCGTTTTCCGGCGCGCCTCCTGAGTTGTCTGTGTCGCCTGTGCCATCCCCCATACGCCACCACGCTGAAGGATTAAAATCGGTTAAATCCGTTGCTCCATTTCCGCCGTTGTAAAAAGTGCTGACATTTGAGGCGGAAAGTTCCGAAGCGAAAACAGCAAGTTCGTCTATGGCTCCATCGTAGTAGTAAGTGCGATACCTTCCTATTACATTCTCATCTGCTCCACTTGTACCCCAACCTCCTCCAACTCCAATTGTTTTTGAAGCTCCGTTAATATAAATTTTCCAGTTTCCAATTGTGCCAAGAGCATCGCCGTTGTACGTTATTACGACGTGACTCCAAGTGTTCAAAAGCGTGTTGCCCGTCACTCCGGTCGTATGCCAATATGCGGTGTTAGTGGAGAAATCCGTAAGTCCAAAACTTATACCAGCGTAGCCACTTGTATTGTTGTTCAGATGTACGGCAAAATTCGCATGAGTGCCAAAATCTGACTTTAAAGCAAAGACGTTGGCGTACGTACCATTACTACCATAACTTACCGGACGCATCCACCACGATACCGAAAAGGCTGCACTTTGAGTTGCGTAGACCGGTGTGGAACTCATCGTAAGACCGTCGTCCGTACCATCCAATAAAACTGAAAAAGTGTTGAGAAACGGAACGTTACCTCCCGGCGAACCGCTAATCGTGGCCGCTGATCCCCCGCCGATGCCAAGACCTTGAGCTATGCCTGCGATTGGCATTACCGTTTGTATAGAATTGCTTGCGAAGCCGCCGAGAAAGTCAGACTGGAAAACGAGCCATAAATTACATCGCCTTTCGTGAAGGTAACGGCGTCCGTAACAAGATCGGCGGACCCTTCCATGTTGCCGGTCATTGCAGTTATTACGCTATCCGCTACGAACTGAATGGCATAAAAGTCGCCAGTGTGCGGACCTGCCGCCGTGATATATTTGGAGCCTCCGGCCCCGCTTAAATTTACTACGTTTACTTGTCCCATTGTTAAACCGTGGTTTGTGTGATTAAAGGTGTAGGCCAGAGGGCCGGATAGGAATTGATGACGATGCGATTTTGTTGCTGGAGGCGTTCGACTCGGTCGATCTCCTGCATCAAATATTCTTCCGCAGTTGCGTTCTCGAGCTGGGCCTTGTCGTTCTGCCCGTCCGCCACGTAATAGTCAGCGATGCAGGCGGCGAGTAGATGCCTTTCGAGAAATTGTGGGATGTTCGTTTCCGACCCTCCATAGTCGTCGCTTGGTACTTTGGAGCCTACCACGTAAACGGTCGTTTCCGAAGTGTCTGCCGGAAGGACCAAGTAGCCCCCGATCAGACTATAACTAATTTGGCGAGCCGTGTCGTCCTCCCAAGGGACTTTGTCCCAGACTGCGTACACGTCGAACAGGTCGGCGGCGTTGTCGATCTGGACCGCTCGGTCGGCCTTTAAAGTTCCAGAGGATACTGCCGCAACTGTTTTAGTTACGACGTTTAGAAGCTCGGGCCATTTGGAGCGTATCCACGCTCCGCGAACTCTATCGGTCAGGCTACGCTTTAAAGCCGTCTCCTCGGCAGTCAGAAGCGTGTCAACTCCAATGGCCGAAGTGAACCTGTCCCTAAAAGCATTGTAGCCGACTGTCCTCATCTAAGATTACATTCCGGATTGTCCCGGCGAAATTCTTTCATGTATGTTGGGTCCGAAGTACAACCCGGATTCTGCTGCTCATGGCGAATCAAAGTTGCCATGTCGTAGACGGCAGTTGGCCGTAGCCCTCCGCTTGCTTTTAGGTTCTTGTCGGCGTTGGCTCGAATACGTCTCATGCGGTTTTTGTAGCCCGCCTTTTCGGCAGCCTGCTCCCGATCAACTCGCTTGGCCAATGACTCGGAAACTTCCGCATCGCTGACCCTTCCGCTAGAACCTTTTTTAACTATGATATTAACGGTCATTTAGACTTCGATTTTTTCCTCACTCTCACCGGAGCTTTTCTTAGAGGTGTTTTTTTCGCGGGCGGACGGCCCCTCTTTGATCCGTAAGTTCCTTTTCCGTGCGGCATTTTATTTTCCCTTTGTTTATTTGTTGAAAGAAAGGGGGCCGGCCTTCCCCAAAGCCGGCCCCCGTAAACCCCATCCCTAAACTATGATGAACTAGATAATTGAGCCAAGCGCACGTGGATTCGTGACGCATAGCGAAATCATGGCTTCTACGAATGCTCTCGGACCTGCTGCCAAGTCTGGCAAATCTTGAGTGGTGATGCCTTCGAGGAACTTCAAGCTGACCGTGTCGTCGCCCGGAATCAAGTAGGCTCGATTCGAGTTGAGGACGCCGTCATCAGTGTTGAAGCCTCTGGTCCAGAGTCCGCCTGTTCCAGCTCCGGCAGCCCCGGTTTGGCCAGTTATGGTAAATGTCGTCGGAGCCGTTACTGTTATGGCAAACGTCCCGTTGATCGCATCATTCCCAGTAACTCCGCTGATAGTAACAGTGTCCCCGGTCGTAAGCCCGTGAGCCGCAGCAGTCGTAATGACGGCAGGGTTCGCGGTCGAAGACGAAGTAATGGCAGAACCTACCTCACGTCCTAAGAAGAGGTCAGGTATTACCTTTACCGTTCCGTAGTCCGACTGGTATTCGGTAATGCTGAGAGTCAAACGACCTCCGCCTACTTCTTGATTGAAAGCTGCAGAGTTAGCGTTGGCTCTAGACATGTCCGAGATCGCGTTCACGATAGCCGGGCCGGCGAACAAACGATAGTCGGTCTTCGATCCGGAGGCTTCGTAAACGGCCTGAAGAACCGAGCGGAAATTCGCTTCGGTCATTGCTCCCGGTGTACTGTAGTTAAAGCGTGAACCGGAAACGGACCTAACGCTTGCCGGAACGTCGGCAACTGCTGCAGAAGGATCGGACCAGATGCCCAAGCCTTGCGACTTAGCGGCTACTGAACCGGACCCGGCTACTTGAGATGCACCAGAACCGATAATCGTTTCTATATCAGTTTTCAGCTCGGTGAGCGATTTTGCCTTGGAGGCGGCCATGAGGCTCTCTCCGGGGGCTACGTCTATCATCTGAGCCTGACGCGAAACTGCGTATGCTCGGCGGACTGTCTGGACTCGATTGCCGAGGCGAACTCGGGAATTGATCTGGTCCGTGAAGTCAGCGTTAAAAGCCATGTCTACGCCGTCGATGACGCCATTTGCGTCAGGGCTGGCGAGGACATCACCAAGCCATTCCGTAAGGACGGCCTTGGGAGCTGCGGATTGCTTCAATGTAGAGTACATTGGAGTTGTGGAAGGCGAGACAAAGCGCAAGATATTAGCTAAATCCTGTCTCGCGCCTTGTGTGCTTGTTACATTATACGAAGTTGCTACTGCCATTTTTTATTTTCCTCCTAGAATTTTTTAAAAGATATTAAGTTATTAATTCGGCGAACTTTTCGGGGCTGATATTCCCCTGTGCGATAGCGGCTTTGATTTTCTTTTCTTGCCTGTCAGTCTTCGGCGTTGGCGGCGGAGCCACTGATTCTTCAAGCGTTGCCGGAGGAGTTTTTGCCGGCTTCTTTTTGGCCGGCTTTTTTCCCTTCGACTCGGCTTTCGCGTTAACGGATCGGAATCCCTCGACGATTAAACCCATGACGAAATCTCTGTTCGGCAAAGCGTTTAGAGCTGCGTATCTCGGGTCGGCTAGAACCTGCTGGTAAAGCTGGTTCGCTTCGTCCTCCGGGTTGTCCCAGAAATCGAATACCTCTCTCGATCTTGCATCGCTCTCGGCCTTGGCCTTGAGAAATCCTGCCCTCTGCGGAATCTTCTCGGTCAGGTACTCGTCGGCGGCGGCGAATATCTCGCGAACCTCGTCCCCGCTATATTCCTTTTCCCCGTCTTCGACATAGTCCTTTCCCAGATGCTGAACTGCCCATTTCTTGGCGGCTATCGCCTCTTGTCGGACCTTTTCCAGATCGTCAAAGTTTGCGACTTCCTCCAAAACCGGCGAACCTTGAGGTTCGGCCTTTTGCGGTTGGGATTCGAGTGCTGCGATCTTGGCCTGCATGGCCTCGACCCTTTCCTCGGCGCTCTTGGCTCGGGCGGTAAGTTTACCGACCTGCTTTAAAAGTTTCCCTACCCCTTTGGGCGGTCCTTCGGCGGATTCTTCTTCGGCCTCTTCTTCAGCTTCCGTTTCCTCCTCCTCTGCTTCCTCGGACTGACTAGACTGTAAAAGAACGTCTTCTGCTTCGGCGTCTCCCTCTTCCGCTTCTGCCGTTTCACCGGCCTCGGAATCGGTCGTCTCCGGTTCGGGCGATTCTTCGACTCGCTCAATAAATGAGTTTGCCAATTCCTCGACCGTGGTCGGATTGCCTGCGCTATTGTCTTCTGCTCCCGAATCGTTACCCGGAGCCTCGGTAATTGTTTCCGTATCCATTTTCTGCGTTTTAAGAAGTTCGCCGTCTTACCTGCGGACCGAAGTCCGCCGACTCCTATATTAGCACCTTGGCCGGCTAATTTTTCAGGAAACTTAAAGCAGGTGGAAGGCGGCCTTGTAAGGCTCGTACTTTCCTTTGCTTATCGGGTTATGCGGGAACAGTTTTATAGTCGTAGCCGAACTTGAAATTTTTTTTGGAAAAACGTACCATGTCCGGAAATCCGGAACATCAACGTAGAGAGCCATGAAATCGAAGGCGTCCGGGGCATAGCGGGCGATGACCACTTTATAGCCCGACCCGGCTCGGTAAGAAGTTCCCTTGACCTGAACTCGCTTCAGGCCAAGCCGAGTGTCGGTAATAACGTCGTAGGGCAAATAATCCCCTTCTGGCTGGCTGACCGCAATGCCTCGCTTTAGGCATTCGGTAGTAAATAGGCTTTCGTAATAACTGCCCTGACTCTTCGCCGAGTCCCGGTAGTCAGTCGTCATCCTCTAGATCGATGTCGCTCGAAAAATCCAACACGTCTTCATCCAGCCATTGGCTTAAAATGTGATGCATTATTTCCGCAAGGGTACACTCCTCAAGGTCGGATTCTTCAACATATCGATTCAGCAATGCCCGAACCTCATTACCGAATTGTTCGTGAGGCGTTAGCCTATTCTTCTTCGGCATGACTGAAAACTCGAAGCAGGCGGTCAAAAGCCGAAATCTCTCCGGCCAGACGAGCCAACTTCTGCGGATTGTCGAGGAGTTCGGGCGTCTGGAAGTCCAGCATGGCCGTCTCCAGTTCGACCTTTATGTGGTCGAGGATACAGTCCCAGTCCTCGCGGGTATGTAAACTGTTTAAAGATTCTTGAAGAGTCATATTATTTTAGCCTGTGGCCGGAACGTTACCCGGCGGCGCTCCTAGCTGGCCCGTGAGCGCGTTCCTCTGTTGTGTTTGCTGAAATTCGAGCTGAGAAGCATAGTTCTGTAGTCTGGCCGCAAACTGCTCGTCGGTCTGCATACGCTCCTGAATGTCCGAAGCCGGTATTTCTTCCGTTCCTTGGAGGTACTGCTGGAGCATTTGGAGGCGGAGCTGAACGTTGGCGCTTTCGGGAGCGTTGACGACCTGACCGCTGAAGATTTTTGCGATGTCCTCGCTCGTCTCCATGACCTCTTTATTCGTCGCCTCTTCCGCAGGAGCTATAAGCTTCGAGGCAAGCCCCGGATCGATGGCCTCTAGGAAAGTTTGAAGGAACGCATCGTAGCGAGCTTGGCCCTGCCGGTCGTACTGCGAAAGCACTTGCCCGACAGTCTCCAGCTTTTTCACTACCGCAGCCTCGTCCGCATTATTCGCATTCCATGAAATCTGAAAATCATACTCGTCGGCGGTCTGGTCCATGAGGAGCTGAACGCCCTGCTCCGATCCCGTAACTCTAAACCACTGTTCAGGATTTCCATACTGGCGTTCCATTGCCCAGAACTGCCGAAGTACCTGCGTCCAGCCGTGCAGCCAGTTGTTGACTAAGGATTGACGCATGACGTTCGCCTCGACGGCATCCGCCTCGCTAGTTGCCCGCCCAGTCACTTTGTCGGCTAACTGGCGAAGCTGCATTTCCACCTCGGTGGATGCAGGAGAGTAGCGAGGGATTTCAGCAAACCCAAATTCTCCTCGCCGGCGGACAGGTATAACTGAACCGGGTCCGACCTGCTCGGGCTTTCTGCCGGCAAGCACTTCCATAGGCGGCAACGTGGACATGGAGGCGCGATCTCTTCGAGCATCCATCTCGGTCTTTACGGCCAACTGATAGGAGCGAAGCAATTCCGGATAGCCTCGGCTATCGAACAGACGCCGGCTCAAATGTTCTCGAGTGATCGCGACGAAGGGATAGCCATCGCCGTACATCTCCGTAGAATATTTGGCGAAGCCCTCGACCGTCTCGCTGAAAATGGTAGTGGTACAAATCGGGACGCCGTCCTCGTCGATCTCTTTCCGATAGCAGGTAATGAGACGAATCAAGCCTTCGTACTGGTCGAACGAGCCGTAGCCGCCGGTGACGTAGGTATTAAACACTTCCGGGGTTTGAGCCGGGAAATCGCCTTGGCTGTTCTCGATGCAATCTTCGACGAACTCGGAGTCCCAGTTTCCGGTAATTACCATTTCCTTGGCCTGCTCGGGCGTTAGGTAATGGACGCAGTACACCGCTCTGGCCGCCTGCAAATCCAGCACGTTTGAGTCCACAATCAAATCCCTGCCCAGCTCGTAAGCCTTGACCGAGGGGCGGTTTGCCGTGACTTTCTCCGAAGGAATTTCAGTAACGCCGTCCTTGCGAAGCTCGTTGACCATTCGGGTAATCCGCTTTTTGCGAAGCTTTGGAAAAACGCCCTGCAACATTTCCGAAACTGTTTCCTTCATGTCGGGATCGAGTATGGCCGCCGCCACTTCCGGAGCCTGCTGCTCGATCTCGCCCATTGTGATCGGCTGATAAATCCGTTTCACTTCCCGCTTCCAGTAGATGCCCAAGAAAGCAATCCCCTGTTCCAGCAGAAGATTCGCCGCGACTCCCGCCTCCCGTGGAAGCTCCGACATCGAGTCGAGCCTCCATCGCATGAAGTCCGTAACGGTCTTGGCGGTCGGGATGTCGCCTGACTCGACCGGCGAGGCCAAAAGATTTCCCTTGTTCAAACTGCTCGTAAGCAGGGCAACGTCCCCGTCGATCAAAGGATTGATTAGATTCGGCTCTAGGTCCGAGGCTCCCGGCCAAGGGAATGCCCCCTGACCTTCCTTCTGGCCGTTCCTCCCCTTGCCCGGCCATTCGTTCCGACGACTCTCGCGAGCCTCCTCGGCCTTGCTCTGCCAATAGCTGAGATTGTTCCGGCATCGCTCCAGATCGGATTTTAAAAAGTCTACGTCGGGGCTATCCCGATCAAATTCCTGCAAGTCCTTTTCGCTAGTTTCCATATTTTACCTTACCACTTTTTTACTTAATTTTTTCAAGGCCCGCTCCTCGATCCGCATGACAGTCGCCGGGCCGACTCCACAAAAATCCGCAATCTGCTCCAACGAATACTGGCGAGGCTCGCGGCCCTGCAAGACGGCCAAGCCCTCCTCGACGGCCATCGAAGCGAGCAGGGCGTCCAGCCTGCGATTCCGTTCGTCGAGTGTTTCAAGCAATTCGGTAGAGTCCCGGCTCATATTCGCACTCGATTACCCGTATTATCGAATTGGGACGATAGTTGAAATTAGGCCGGACTACGCACTTGGCCATCTCCGGATCGCTACGCTCGCCGAAGTAAATACCGATCAAACGAGGATTCGGATATGCCTTCAGCACTCTGGCCTCGACCGGCTTGGGCGTTAGGTCGGGCGGAGGCGGCGGAGGCGGCTTGCCGGACATCCGTTTGACGACCGCCTGACAGGTCGAGCGAGCATAGCCGCTCTCGGCGGCCAGCTTGGCCCAGCTCATGCCGGCTTCCCGCAAAGCCACGATTTTCAATTCCTCCTCTTCGGTTATCTTTCCCATATCAATATCCTCTCGGTTTGCTGATCGCCATGTCCTCATCCTCGAAATGCTCGAACGCTCCGACCGCGAACATCCGAATGCAGTCCACGAAATCCTTGGCCGGATGCTTCAAGTCCCCGACCTGATATTCCTGCATACAGGAAATCGTGTTCTGGCATTCCTCGGAAATCATTAGCCGGGGCTTGTTCTCGAGGCTCATTGGCTCCTCCGGCTTCCATGCCAGCAGGTTGTTGATCGCCTGCAAACCCGTCTCGATGTCCAAAGCCTCCGCCGGGTAGGCCGTCAAATTCTCGTCCAGCAGATCGTCGATGATGTTCGAGCTGCCCTCGGCCTTCTGATAGCTGGCCGCCCCGAGCCGAGGGTCGATGATTCGATGGCATTTCCTGTCGCCCTCCATCTCCCGAATGATTTCGCAGTAGTCCAGAATACCGTAGCCGTTCGGCTTGCTCGCCTCGCCCCCCCGAAGCTTGTCCCCGCCGGTCATGTCGATCCATGCCCCGAAGTTGCCGAAGTCCGGAAACTCCTTCACTACCCATGCAACTCCGTGGGCGTCGATGCCGATTAAAATCATGCTCCACGGCTTCGCCCCCGCAGGATCGATGCTCAAGACCCATGTCGCAGGATTGCTCTCCGGGTCCGCTAAGATGGGAATCTTTTCCGGCTCGCGGTAGTTCTTGTCCGAGAGTAGCGGGAAAATGGCCCTCGAGGCTTTGACCGGCACTCCGTAGGCCCGGCACAAGATTACCTCCCGCTTCTCCCCGTCCAGAGTAGCCTTCATCGCCTCCCAGCCCCCGAAGGGATTTTCAGCCGTATGAAAGTAGACAATGGAGGATGCCTTGCGAAGTGGCTGCTGGACCAGCGGGACTGTCTCGCCCGGCAAAAGGTCGGCCTCGGTGGACTTGACCGTCCTCGCCCCGGTAAGCAGGCTCTTCACGGTTGGATTCCAGCCGTCCACCGCCGTGAAGCTGATCAGCCCCTTGGCCGAGCGAACTACGCCGTCAGCCTCCCTATGCGAACGTGTGACGCAACGATAGCGAAGCGTTTCGACCCAAGGGAGCGGTACAAGCTCGTCCGCCCAAAATCCGATGTTGTGAGTGCCTTTGACCGGAGGCTCCGGGCAGCCGATCTCCCCGCCCTCGATGGTGCTGATGTCCTGACTCCAGTTCCGGAAAATGCAGACGCTCTTGTTAGGCAGTACGAACTTGGCCGCAGTAAAGCCGTTCTTGATCGAGTAAGTCAAGTATCCGGTCGGAGTTCGACCCAGCCTCTTATGCTCCGGCTTCAAGTATTTGAAAACGAGGGCTTGCTGAAACTGGATGGAGTTGGCCGAAGTCTCGGTCAAGCACCAGATGACCGTGCCGGGGTTTTCAGTAAGGCATTGGACTACCCTCTTCGCGCATAGCTCCGATTTGCCCGCACGATTGCCGCCCATAAGCAAGAGTTCCGAATGACTTGCAAGCTGCTCGTCCGCCATCTTCCACGGCCCAAGCTCAAACCCGAAGTCGTAAGGGCTTTCACGCTCCGCTGCTATGGCCGCCTCGCGTCTATTGTAATAGGCCAAGATTTTTTCCGCCGACATGGCCTTCATTTCTTTCGGAGAAAGAATCGGGAGAGCCGGGTGAGATGTCCAGTTCAGGGCCACGCTTACATTATATTATGTAAACTCTTTTTTGCGACATTGAATGTCGCGGTTTGGCGAGGGTGCGTTATAATGGTGGGATGCTGGTAATGCTCGATAGAGGCGAAAGGCGAATGGCTTGGTTTATGGCCAACGAAAGGCGGGAGCGATGTAGAGAACTCGGCCGAGTGGATCAGTCTTCCGGGGAAGACGATGAACGGAAAATGAATTACGAAATTATCGGGGCCGCCGGCGAGCTAGCCGTGGCTAAAGCCCTTAACATCTGCCCGGATTTTGGCGAGCAGTCCGGGCTGGCCGATTTCACACTTCCCTTCTTTAAGTTTAACCGAATTTTGAGTTATAACACTTTAGACGTAAAAACCGTTGCGGCCGAGTCGAAAGGGAAAAATCTGCTGGTAAATGAATCAGCCGTCTATTGTGATGCCTATGTGCTGGTCGAGCAGTTGAAAAGGATCAAAGACGGCGAATACAAAATTCACGGCTGGGCAAGCAGAGAGCATGTTAAGTCTACGCCGGTTGGCGAGGTTCAGGAAGGCTGCCACTTTCTAAATCAGAACGAGTTGCTCGACTTGGACTATCTAGCGCCGACACGCGACACTCGCTGACCCGATGGCCAATTGCCCAAATTTTTTCGAGGAAGCTAATCGGTCGGCTGGCCGGCGGCCCGGCGATCCGGACCCCCCTCCCCCCCTGCCTGAGCCTTTTAAACCGTGCAATTTTTAACCCGTTGTGCAGTCATGACTGCGTGGGAAATTCCCTCGGCTTGCGTAAGTCATTACCAGTCATGACGAAGCAAAGTGTTAGTTCAAATAAACCAACTACGCACAAGAGTGATTATGTCTAATTGTCCCTTGTTAGTGTATCTATTTATAAACTCTTTATAAAGCCTTACACCGATTAGAAACGCCATGCCTACCAAGAAACGAAGAGTCGTTGTCGAACCTGACAACCTGCCTGCCCAGACGACAGTCGAGGAGACTTGCCCGTCAGTCTACACTGCCGCAGCTCTCAAGCAGAAACGCCCTGACGCCTACGCCGGCGTAGTTCAAGGACTGGTCGAAGGCACTCCACTCACTCGAATCCAGAAAAGGTATAAAGTCGGAGCGCATACCATCGCAGTAGTCCGAAGCCGGGAGAAGGAGATCATCGCTCAATGCAAGCAGGTGATGCAGGGGCTAATCGGCTACGCTGCCCAATCCAGCGTGGAGAAATACATCGAACGCCTCGAGGCCGATAAGA